TAATTGGAATAATAATAACATACCTGCTGCAACTTCTATATCAATAGGACTTCCTCCAAACATAAGTAATGCACCTGCTTTTTTCTATGACCCAAGTAATCTAAATCATTATTATAGAGATAGAAATGGTAACAGAATGACTTTTTGGTATTTACAAGGTATAAATGGAATAACAACGGCTAATAATAAGACAGAATTAGGGGGTGTTCTATATAAAAATACAGAAATTAATACTGCTGGTTTTACTTTTAAATTATCAAATTTAACAAATGCACAAGGAGATTCTACATTTACAAAACAAGTAGTAGCTAAACCAGATGGAACTTTTGGAGTTGAAGATAAATCATCAGCTTCAATAACTCAAACTATTTTAAATCTAAATGATGGTTTTAATAAAAATGATGCTATTAAAGTAATAAAAACAGGAAAGCAAGTAACTTTTAACTTCAATAGATATATAAGTTTTACAGAATTAACAACTGCTTTAGCTGGAAGTGGCTATGTAATTCTTTGTACATTACCTGTTGGTTTTAGACACAATATGGTACAATCTGAAATTAGAACTACAATGAATGGGTATCATGGTGTTTATTTAGCAAGATTTATAGATAGTGGAGAAGTTTATATTTATCCATCAAGTTCTGGATTAATATCAGGAAATGTTCCAACAGGAGATTCACAATTTAACCTAAATATAAGTTACCAAGTAAATTAAAAAATTATGATAGCAATACAATCAAATAAAAAATTACAGTTTCCACCTGCAAATGTAGGGTATGTAAAAATGGAAATAGATTTAATTCAAAACAAACCAAGTGAAGAAGTTTATGAATTAAGAATTATAGATACTTGTTTTGACAAGGTAATAGAAAAACAACTTAAAAAAGATTATATTTTACAAATAACACCTGAAAAACCTATAAATTTAATAGAACCAAAAGAAGAAGATTATGAAGATGTAGAGGTAATTAAAATACTTGGAACTAATACAAGATTAAAAAAATACACTTATGCACAATTAAAAGAATTATCTATACAATTAAATGTGGATTTTTCAGATAATTCATTAACTTTGCAAAACATTAATGAATTATTTCAAAAAGGTTTATTAATTATCATACAATTAGAATGCCAACAAGGTATTTCTGGAAAAGATAAAGGAATGTATTTTAGTAAAATTGAAGATTGGCAAATTTTAAAATAATATTATTATGGGATTAGATAGTGAAATAAAAAATTCTGATTTCAGTCAGAAACAATTAAGGTATTTAAAAAACTTAATTAGCAGAATCAAAGTTGGTTTTGACAATTTAACAAATAGTCAAGCTAAACAAATAGCTAATGCTATTGGTAATATTACAGGAGGATTTATTAGAATATATAGATATAATAATGGTAATGGAATTGTTCCAAGTGTACCTTTATTAATTAATAATACTGAAACTATTGTATTAAGAAGCACAAATAGTACAGAAGCTAAATTTTATCTAAATTCTGAATACCCTCTACAAATTAAAACAAAAGAAGATATGAACTTAAACTTACCTAATGGTAAGTATTTAAGAATATATACTCAAGTTGATAACATATATGGAGTTGGTAAGTTATTTAAGAATATTACTAAAGATACTCTAATAGGAAACTTTGCAGTAGATGCTTATTTTCAAGTTGGTATAGAAAATTATGGTAATGATTTAATACAAGCACAACCATATAATATCACAATTGAAAATAATACATCTGTACTTCCTAAAATTAGAATGGAAGCACAAAATGCTGGACTATCTGATGAAGTGGCAACTAATGGTAAAGTATTAACTGTTATTCCTTTTCAAAATTGGGATTATACTTATCCTTATTGGGGAGGTTTAGATATGACAAATCAATCACAAGGTATTAAATTACAATTATTTACTAATGATGGTAATAATAATTTGTTAGGAACAGGTTATGCTTATGCAGGGAATAACTATTCAAATACAAATAACTGGATAGGACAAATACAAAATGGGTATGGAACAAGAAATTTTAAAATAGTAATTTCTAATATTTAATAATATGAAACTAAAAATATTTAAACATAATCCTTGGTTAGAAACCAAACATCCAGAAGAAATAATGGCTACTCCAGTAGAAGTATTAAATGGTATTACTAAAGGAGACCCAGAATTTGTTAAAGGTGTAAAGATTAAAACAGAATTTTATTCTGATGAAAAAGATAATGTGGTAGTTAGACAAACTTATACAGATGTTTTAGATAACAATGGATTTCTTATAGGTATTAATATGAAAATAGAATGGTTAGATGAAATGGGAAATCCTGCTTTGTTTAAAACTGTTACTAATTCATTACCTATTTCAAGTGCATCAGAAGAAATTAGAAGTAGAAGAAAAAGACAAATTAACTATTTACAAGAAGCAGGTACAAGATTGGGTATTAAACAATATATTGATATGTTGTTTGGATTTTATTCTGCAAGAGTAATTAGTGGAAAAACTTTAAATTTCCTAAATAATTATATTGAAAATGGTTCAAAAGAATTTGAAAATGCAATTAAGTCAGAAACCAATGAACAAATATTAGCAATATTAAATGCTAAATTACCTGATAATGTAACTGTTAAAGATTCAATCTTAAATCAAATTGTGTAATGGAAAATACAAAAGATGTTAAAAGATTAGAAGTATTAGTAGCTTTTTTATTAATATTTATTCCAATAATATTAAGATTATTTGATGGTAGTTGGAGACCAAGTATAAGTGATTATGCTTATAGTGAATTTAATTATTTATTTGCTTTCTTATTAACATTAGCTGGTTCAATGTTTCTATACAATGGAGTTGGTTATAAAAGACATTGGTATAATGGTATATTAGGTATATCATTATTTGGTGTTACTTTAACTCCTCATTTGGATTATCCCTTTTTTCATTATATATTTGCAAGTATATTTTTTATTGGTAGTATTTTATCAATTGGATTAAGTTCTAATATTGCATTCAGAAGTTTTAAATATTTTGTATCAGGAATAGTTCTAATTGGACTTACATTACATTTTGTATTTAATCTGTTTAGTTTATTAGTAGCTGAATGGATTGGAATTGTACCAATAGCTACACATTTTATAATCAAATCACAAGTTACAAGTAAAGTTTTAAAATAACACTAATATGAAATCCCAACTAATGACAGATTTATTTATATACTTACAATATTTTGGAAAAATAATTGTAAACGCAAAAACTTTATTGACAACTAAAACAGGAGCAACAATTTTAGTACCAACTGTAAGTTATTATGCAATATCAAATGACTTAACAAATGCCTGGAAATTATTAGGTATAGTTTTTTTTATAGACTTTGCTACAGGAATATATGCTTCTTTTATAGAGAATAGGAATCTCAAAAAGAAAAAAGGAGAATTGAAGTTAGGTTTCTTGAACAAATGTCTTTTACTTATTGAAACAATTACAAGTGAAAAGTTGAGAAAATCTATAGTTAAGGGAATCGGTTATATTATTTTTACATTGCTGGTATATGGAGTAGAAAAAGTATTTTTAATTAAATCTTTTACATTCTTTAATATATCTGATAAAAATTGGACAATCACATTAGTTACTTTAGCTTTTTGTACAGCTATTGAAATATATTCAATTGTATTTGAAAATATTAAAAGAGCAGGTTATGATATAGCAGGGTCATTTGTAAAAATGCTTACCCAATATAAAACAATTAAAGAAGAAGTTAAAGATATATAAAATTATTTTTTATCTTTGTGGCATGGAACAAATGATAAAAAATATAAAATCAAACTTTGAAAAACTCACTTTTGATGAAGATAAACATCAATATAGTGTAGATTCTATTAAACTAAAAGGTTCTGTATCATCAAAAATTGATAAATTTGTTGAGAAGGTAAACTTTGATGAAAAAGCTGAAAATAAAGCTATAAGATTAGGAATATCAAAAGAATCTCTTTTAGCTCAATGGGAAGAGGAAAAAAATATAGCTTGTACTACAGGAAACAGAGTTCACTTATTTGGTGAACTCTACCCATTTAATAGAACTATGAAACCTTCTTGTCCTCAAGAAGTTGCTGTAACAAAATTTTGGAATGACCTTCCTTCTCATATAGTTCCTGCTTGTTTAGAATTAAGAATGTATCATTTATATTTTATGTTTGCTGGTACATCAGATATATTATTATTTGATACTATAAACAAAACTTTTATCATTGCTGATTATAAAACTAATAAAGACTTATTTAAAAATTTTAAGAAAAAAACTTTATTAGCTCCTTTTGAAAGATTATTAGATTCTCCCTTTAATAAATATCAAATACAACTTTCTTTTTATCAACTTCTATTTGAACAAACAGGATATAAAGTTTCATCAAGAAAAGTTATTTGGTTATTAAAAACAGGAGAATATATTATGTATGATTGTGAAAATCTTACAAAAGAATTGCTCCAAGAATTAAATAAAGAATAAGATGGCAAATACAATAGGAGAATTAATTGAAAGAGTACAATCTGCTTATTCTAAAGGAGTAAGGAGTGATGATTCTCGTTTATCTAATAGACATATTTACAGTAAACTTAAAACTGTAAGAAATAAATTAATTTCTCAACAGCTTAAAAAAAGACAAAAGATAAGTGATTGGAATTTTGTTATACTGCCTTGTGTTGAATTAATTCAAGTTGAAAAACATGATTGTCCTTGTTTACCTCCTATTGGTTGTAAAGTGTATAGAACAAAAGAAAAATTACCTAAAGTTTTAACTGATTTGGATAAACATATCATTCAATGGGTTATGACTATTGAAAGTAGTAAAATCATTACTGAAACAACAAGAGAAGCATATTTATATTCAGATGGTAATAAATATACTAAAAAGAATATGAATTATATTTTAGAAAATGGATATATTTATGTTTATGGAGAACATGTACCAAAATTAATTAAAATTAAATTATTACCTGAAAATCCAATTGAAGCATATAATTTTCCATCTTATTGTAAACAAGATTGTACAGATTGTGAAGATGATTGTGGTAGTATGTTAGACAAAATATTTCCTATGGATGGAGATATGATAGAAACATTATTAGAAATGTCTTTTCCAGAATTAATAAATATTTTTTCTCAAATGACAGAAGATATAACAAATAACACATCTGACACAAATGATAAAAACAGACAGTAATATTAGAAAAAGTTATAGATTATATAAACAATTACATACTAAAGAAGACAATCATTTAATAGTAGATATTAAAACTTACATAGATATAGCAAATAAATATAATAAATTTTTACTGGATAAAGTTTTAGATGGAGAAGAAGTAACTTTACCTGCTAAAATGGGTACAATTTATATCAGAGGTAGTAAACAAAAAATCAGATTTGATGAAAATGGTTTACCTTTGTTAGCTCCTGATTGGACAAAAACATTAGCTTATTGGAAAAATAATCCTCAAGCTAAAGAAGATAAAAAATTATTATATTGTACTAATGAACATACTGATGGAGTAAGATATAAAATTATTTGGTCTAAAAAAAGAATTATGGTTGAAAATAAAACTCTTTACAGTTTAAGATTAACCAGAACTAATAAGAGAAATATAAGTGCTACTATTAAAAAAGGAAAAGAATATCTAATTAAAAAATAAATATTATGTCAGCATTAGAAACAAGTAAAGCAATTGAATCAGCAGAATTTGAAGGTAAAAGAGAATTTAAGTTACCAGAAGGAGCAACTATTATTAAAAATAGTCATACCATAAGTGTAAGAGAAATCGAAAATGGTTTTATATTGAGAAAATCTTATGATATAAAATGGATGTTAGGAGATGATTCAAACTATGAATATTTCAGTAAAGAATGGTGGTCTAAAGAAAACCCTTTAAAAATAACAATGCCTAAAGAAGAAAAATCTTTAGCTGATAAATTAGATTAATATGCAAAAATTTCAGTTTGTAAAAATAGATTCAATCCTTGCTAAATTTCAAAGAGATTTTAAAGGTCTTGATATAAATGAAGATGATGCTATTGAATGGATAGGAGAAGCATTAGGTTTTATGAAAATAGTTAGTGCATCAGAAGAAGCTATTGCTTTCATTGAAGTAAAAAACTATCATGCTTCTATACCACCTGGTCTTCATTATATAACTCAAATAGCAAGAAATAATGATTGGGAAAAACCAGAAGACACAAATAGTTGTGCATCTAATACTATTGCTCAAATTGAAACAGAAATTAATTGTTGTAATGAACAACCTAAACATTTATCAAATGAACAAGTTTCAGTTACATGGGATGAAGAACAATCTCAATATGTAGTGGAATTAAATTTACCATTATCTTTTCAAAATTGGATTGGTTCAACATATAAAAAAACTAAATATACTCCTGTAAGATTAGCTAATCATTCTTTTTTAAATACATTAGTTTGTAAAGAAAAGGATATGGAAGATGTGTATTGTAGAGATTGTGATGATAGAGATGAATATACAATAGTACAAGACCAATTGAGATTTAATTTTAAAAGTGGTCTTATAGCTTTAGCATATATTAGACAAATGATTGATTCTGAAACTGGTTATCCAATGATACCTGATGATGAATCAGCAAGAGCAGCTATTACTTATTATCTTGGTTGGAAAGTAAAAGAAACAGAAGCATGGAATCATAGAGAAGGTGCTATGCAACTTGCTCAAATAGCTGAACAACATTGGTTAAAATATATTAAGCAGTTTAAAAATAAAGCTAAAATGCCTACAGGTGTGGACCAATATCAAAATTTAATGGAACAATCAAATTATTTGATTCCTAATCATAATAGATATTATGGTTTCTTTGGTAAATTAGGTACTGCTGAAAATAGAACATTTAATGGTTCAAGAAAAATAACAAACTATGCGAGATAATAATACAGTAATTCAACCTGGAGGATTAAGTACAGATACCTCTTATGTAAATCAACCTCAAGGAGCAACTACATTTGTTTTAAATGGAGTAAATGAAACAGTTGAAGGAGATAAAGGTTTCATTGCTAATGAAGAATCTAATGAACCATGTTATCCTATACCTCAAGGTTTTACACCAATAGGTAAAGTTTATATTGGTAATGATGAAACATTATTGTTTTTATGTTCAACTAATGGTGATTCAATGTTAGCAATAGTTGATAGAGAATGTAATTTTTCTATTCAAGTAAGTGATGTAAATCAAACTGAAAAATTTGGATTTAAAATAAGTCAGCAAATTGATGCAACTTTTAGATTGAGAAAAGGTTGTGAAAGAGTTATATATTGGATTGACCCTAAACCAAGAATATTTATATTAGAAAAACCAGAAAAGTTTCAAGATAATAATACAGGAGATTGGGATATTTCAAAATTCAATTTATTTAAAATTTATAAAACAATACCTAATTTTGATGAAATTGAAGTATTAAATAATGGAGGTAACTTATTATCAGGCAGTTATAATTTTTCTATTCAATATTTAGATGAGGATTTGAATCCTACAGAATTTATAACAAGTAGTGAAACAGTTCAAGTATATAATAGTGATTTTACATTACCTTTTAAAGATATAAGAGGTTCTACAAATACAGTAACAGAATATCAAAATTTTGGAAGGTCAGATAAAGCTATAAAAGTAGTATTATCTAATTTAGATGAAACTTTTCCTTTCTATAGATTAGCTATTACAGAAGCTACAGGTGGTACAGGACAAATTACTGATACTAAATTTACACAAGAAATTTCTACTCAAAATAATGTGTTTACATATACAGGAAATAATTTTGAATCTTCTGGTACACAATCAGATGTATTAGTATTTAAAAATATTATAGAGAAAGCAGAAAGTATTGAACAAGTAGAAAATACATTATTATTAGGAAATGTAAAAGGTAAAGAAGTAAATTTATGTAATCTACAAAAATATGCCAGTAAAATCTGTGCTGATATGGTTACAAAAAAAGTAGCTTTAAATAACTTAATAGAGGGTAATAGTAAACATGCTTCTGTTAATTTAGAAGGATTAGGTTACATGCCAGGAGAAATATATTCTTTTGGTATTGTATATATATTTGATGATAATACTTTAACTCCTGTTTATCATATACCAGGAAAAAGCAATTTGATTGCAGCAGATACTATATTTGATGCTGGTCAAAACATATATCCTATGGCACTTAATAACACAAGTGCTGATAATGAATATACTGATAATGATAGTTGTGGAGGAATTAATTATTGGGGAGTAGATTCAGAAGGTACACAATTAACAGGTCAATTAGTAAGACATCATAGATTTCCATTAAGAACAGATGTTAATATACCATTAATAGAAAGAATTAGCTCAAACTCAACAACAAATGTATTTAAAAGAATAAAGGTAAATATTGCAGGAAGTATTCCTACACCTACAACTTGTCCATTAGAAGATGAACCAGGATATGACCCAGCTTGTGTACCTATAGTTGCTAATACATTTCAGTATAAAATTAATTATACTAAAGATGGTGCAACAGAATTAAATGAATTTATAGGACAAGTTAGACCTTCTGATTATGCAAGTAGTAATCCTTCATATATAATATCTGAAAATGATTATTCTAATATAATAGTTGCTGCATTAGTAACTTTTATAACTCTTGATGAAAGTCAAGAGAATGGAGATATATTAAGAATTACTGGTACACTTTCAGGAGGAGTTTTTACAGCTACTTCTACAAATGGAGATTTATTAAGTCCTACAACAGGATTACCTACAGGTACTATAAAACCAGGTAGAAATTTAACTTATACAATATCATTATCAAATGATGTAGTTGAAACTAAAGATGAACAATTTACTTCTGATATTTTTGGTATTCATTTTTCTAATATAGAAATTCCTTCTGAATTGGAATTAAATGGTAATAAAATAGTAGGTTATTACATTGTAAGAAATGAAAGAATTGAAGATGAAAAAACTATATTAGATAGTGCAGTTTTAACTTCAACTATACAAAATGCACAATTTGTATCTTCTGGTTTATTGATGCCAGAATTGAGTAATGATGCAAGAGTTAAAAAAGATATAGTAAGTTTAATTAATCCAGAGTTTAAATTCAATGATAAAAAATATAAAAATGTAACTAAAATAATTCAACAAGGTAGTTTTACAAGACATGAAGCTATTCATAGTAGAACAAAAATCATTGATGTTCAAGATGGTAATTCATATCAAAGTGGTATGAAAGATGCTGAAAATGGTAGATTTCAAGGTAATGGTAATAATGGTCCTGATGGATTTCTATTACAAATAAAAACAAGAGATAATATTACTGATTTTGCAAATAAAAATTCTTTTGAAATTGATGCTTCAAAAATCAAAGAAATATTTTATTTACCAGCTTTAGGAGATAAATTAATACAGGATTCAAATGATGTAGGTGTAGATGTATTTAATCTTGGTTGTGATAACAAAGTAGGTATAATGTCATTAAATGAAAATATTACCTTTCCTATTGTAAATGATGTACCTTATGTGTATTTGATAAAAGATAATGCTAATCCATATAATAATTTTAGATTAACACCTTATTACAAAGAAACAAAAAATCCTATATATTTTACTTCCACAGAATCAAAATGTGATGTATTTAATGGGGATAGTTATATAACACCTTTGAGATATACAAATAGTATATTTTATAATAATAGATTAAGAAAAAGAGCTGCTAAAACTTCTGTATGGAATTATATAGTAGCAGGATTACTTGTTATAGTTGCTGTAGTAATTGCTATCTTTACTTGGGGAGCAGGAACAGCAGGAAGTATAGCTTTAATTGGTGTAGCAGCAGCTATGGTAGGTGGAGCAGCAGCACTTGTAGCTTCTGGTATAAAACAAGATGCTTGGGCAAGAGCATATAGTGATTTATATGATAAAGGTTTAAGAGAAACAATAGTAGATAATTATATTCTATATGATTCAGACCCTAATAATGGAGAACAAAGAGGTTTTGCTAAAAATCCACCAGATGATGAAATTCAATGGTTAGGAGAATGTTTAAATTTATGGTTTGAATCTAATGTAAATATGAATTTAAGACAAGGTGCTACTGATAATACACCTGACTTTCTTAATGCTCCTGGTAATAGAGAATTAGGAACTTCTTATGGAGAATGGGATGAAGAATACTTTGGAATACATTCAGTTGGTTCAAGAGAAATTGCTCCTACAAATTCTTTAGATATTCACATGGTTAAAAAATTAACTTATTTAAATAGTGGTAGAAAAGGAGGTAAATCATATATAGGATTAGCATTAGCTGAAATATATCAAATCAATCAAGATTATAAAAGAAGAAACAAAGAAAAAATATATAACCATTTACCATTAGAATATGATTGCTGTTCAGATTGTACTGAAACTTTTCCTCATAGACTACATTGGTCTCAACAAGCATTTCAAGAAGAATTAACAGATAATTTTAGAAACTTTTTACCAAACAATTATAAAGATATTGAAGGAGAAACAGGAGTAATAACTGATTTATTCAGAATACAAAATAATCTTTATATTCATACAGAAGAAGCATTATGGCATCAACCACAAAATTTTCAAGAAAGAGTAACAGATAATATCATTTCTTTCATTGGAACAGGAGAATATTTTAATATACCACCAAGAAAAATTGTTGATGATAATAATAGTTCTTCTGGTAATACTCATAAATGGGGTAGATTGAAAACAAAAAATGGAGTATTGTTTCCTTGTCATAAAGAGAAAAAATGGTACTTGTTTAATGGGCAATCTCTTCAACCAATTTCTGATACATACAACTCTAATTATTTTAGAGAAAATATGAAATTTAGAATGGCTGAAAGTTATTATAATGCTAATCATATTAATTATCCATATAATAATAATCCATCAAATCCTATTGGTGTTGGTTATATATCTACTTATGATACTAAAAAAGAAAGATTGATTATAACTAAAAAAGATTTTGATATTGCTGGTTTACCTGATGGAGATTATCAATTATGCAATGAAGGTTTAGGAACAGTAATATTTCCTAACTTGTCTCAAATTATTGCTAATAGATTAGCTAATGGTTGGAATTATATTGGTGTAGAGAATTGTAAATTAAAATTTGAAAAAACAGTAATAGAAACAAGAATAGAAATAAGAACAATAACTACTAATGTTCCTAATAATAGTGATATAGTTATACAGTTTGATAGGTCTGGTAGTTTTGGTAATGCAGGAGTTGCTAATGTCAAAGTAGCTGTATTAGCTTGGTTTACTCAATTTAAAATTGATAATCCAACATTTACAGGAAGATTGATTTATGTTTTAGCTGTTGAAAGATGTAGTGGTCAAGCATGGTTGAGTGTATTAAGATGGTTACAAAACAGTCAGCAAATATTTTTAGTAGATAATTCAGCAAATCCTTTAGTTGGTGTAGAAACACCAATAACTAATTTTAATACTATAAGTAGAAACATAATCATAGTTTCTACTGTAAATGAAGCAGCTATTAATAATTGTGGAGGTACTGGGGAATATCATACAAGTGGTATTAGTAATCCTACAGATGCTCCTTCTACAGAATATATTAATGATTTTAATGATTACAATACAAGATATGATGCATTAATTGCTGCTGGATATAGTATTCATGGATTACAATACCCTATTGTTTATACAAGTATTCCTGGTCCTACAAGAGGTATGTTACAACATAGTATATCTGCTATTACAGGTAGAACATTAAATGCAACGGAATTAGCTTTTTTAACAGCTAATATTAATCCTTTTGTTCCAACAGGAGATTATGCTTTATTATTAACAGCATTAGCAGGAGTAAATCCATATCCATCAGGTTTAAGTCAAAGAAATTGGCAATATAAACATACAAGGGGTTGGGATGGTACT